CGACCCGCGGTGATCTCTGCGGTCAGCTCGGCGTAGTCCTGGCAGTTGATGAACTGGAACTGCAGGTTGATGGCAGCCGGGGCTGCACCGAGCGCCACCCGGCCAGAACCGGCGACATAAGCGCCGCCGAACACGGTGCCGGTCAGGTCGATCGTGTTCGCATCAACAACCGTGATCGCGTAATTACCGCGCACCTCGGCACCGTTGTTGGTGACCCCGTTCAGTGCCTCCACCCACACCGTGGGGGTGCCGGTGTAGCCATGTGCCGTCGAGGTCAGGCGGATGACGTTGCCCGCACCAGCGACCGCGCCGGTGATCACTCTCCAGGCGGCGTGGTTCAGCGAGCGCAAACGCAGCTTGTAGAGCACCGTCGGGTCGGGGATCTGCTGGTGGCGCACGTAACTGTTGGCGCGACCCGTAGTGGCGTCGAGCGTGCGAGAGTGGAAGTAGGCCTCATCGGCAAACGGTTCGAGCTCGAGGACCGAGTACGTCGCGGTGGTGACAATGGTGACTGCCGCGGATGCCAGCGGTGCCAATCCACCGTTCTGCACCTCGTAGACGGCCTGGGTGACCGTGGTGCTGGCGGCACCGCCAATGTTGAGGCCCAACGAGTGGCGACCATCGGGCTGCAGCGTGACCGGATCCACTGACACTGCTTCGAGGTAGTGGTGGGTGTTGGCCTGGCGGGTGGCACCCGACTGTACGGCGCACATCACCCGGAACGGGATGGTGAAGGTCTCTTTGGACACCATCTCGACGTAACCTGCAGCGGTGGTGCCGGAGGCGATAGTGAGCACCCCGGCGCTGTTGGTGGCGGTCACGCCCCCGGCGCTGGTGACATCCCACAGATCAGTCAGCGGTCGGGTGAAAGAATCACGGAACTTCTTCTGCACCGAGGTCACGAGAGCAGACCCGTCCACCCCCCGCAGCAGCGACTTACGTCCCCGGCCGGAAGGGTCAGAAGTTTCTTCGAGGATGATGGTCGTCATGTTGGCCTTTCAGTGGCAGGTGTCAGGCCAGATCAGCCTTGCGGTGGACGTCAACAAAGCGCTTCGCCTCTGCGCCGCCCAGTTCCGACAAGGCCTTTGGCTCGGCTTTTTCGAGCTTGGGTTTGGCAGCTTTGGCCTGGATCGACGCGGTGGGCGCGAACCACGAACCCTTCGTGCCTTCCGGCACGTCGAGTTCGGAGCCCACGCGCACGCGACGCCCGTTGTAGAAGGCCTCTTTGATGGCGACAACTTTCACGGGCTACCCCTTCAGAGCTGGAACGGGGCGTCGTACGAACGCCACCGAGCCACGTCAGTGGTCAGGAAGGCGTTGATCTTGCCAGCGGTCGTGTTGGTCGTCAGGCAGACGACCTGCAGCGCCAGGTAGCGCTCGTAGGGCACGCCCTCGGCTGGCAGCTGCACGATCACCGGCGTGGCGCCAGCGCTCAGTCGCACGTCGTTTGCGGCAGCGTCGTCGGTCACGAACGCTTCCGAGACGTAGTGGATCGACTGGCTGCCGTCGGTGGCGATCGTGTCGGTGCCGTCAGACACCAACATGAACTCCATCGCGCCCGTCGCGCCTGCCGTGATCACCTCGGTGTCCACCGTGATGACCAGGTACAGGGCGCGGTCGCCACCGAGGTCCCGGGCAGTGCCCAGGTCGATGACGTCGCCGATGTTCTGCGGCGTGGCACCAGCAGTGAGAGCGACCGATACGGCGTCGGCCAGTTCGAGTTTTTCGTCGAGAATCATTTTGGGTTCCTTTCAGTGACTGGGTGATCAGACCACGCGGGTCTCGGTGTTGAGCAGCGCGTCGGTGCGACGAACCGGGATGTCGTCGAAGGTCATCACGCGCTTGCCTTCCACGGTCTCCCAGGTCAGGTTCGAGGAGATCTTCTCCAAGATGCCCAGGCGCAGTTTCTCGCGCAGGTTGCGGTTCAGGTAGAAGCAGGCGCGGCCCTTGCCGAGCACGGGGATGCGCTCGGAGGCCTGGATCATCCAGGTGATCAGGTTCTTCGTGTTGGCGGCCGTGTTCAGTTCGCTCACGTCGATGTTGGCGACGCGCACGAAATACCGCCAGTCACGGATCGTGAGACCCGAGTCCATGCGGTAGTGGGTGCGATACCCTTCCATCCGCCCACCCGCGCCGTCGACGTTCTCGATGGTGACCTGACCCTTGTCGGTCATCTGCAGGCCGCCCACGCTGCCCTTGGGGTAGATGCCGAAGCCGGTCTGCGGGCCCCACACGCACAGCCAGATCGAGGTCAGATCACCGCCCGAGCCACTGAAGGCATCGATGATGTTGTCCGAGTTCTGGGCAGAAAGCGAGTTGTAGCGCGGGGCGAGACCAGTGAAGGCCTCAGGCTCGGTGCCCTCGTTGCCGTAGAACAGCGTGGCTGCGTGCTCCTGCGCCATGCCCTCGATGTGGGCGGCGTCCTCGCTCAGGCGGAAGGCGGCCTCGTTGTTGTTGAGGTCAGCCAGGGCCTTGTCGACCTCGGCGTACGCTTCCAACATACCGCAGGAGTCGGTGACCTGCGCGGTGCTGGACTTGGTGGGCTGCACGCCACCGTACAGCTTGCGCCAGGTGGGGGTGGGCAGACCGGTGCGCACGGTCGTCTTGTGACCGGTGATCAGGTTGCCTTCGACGAAGCTCATGTCCTCGAGGATGGGGTTCTGGGCGGCCATCAGTTCGACGATGCTGTCGATCTTGCCGTTGGGATCCAGCCGCTTGGAGACATCCAAGAGGGTGGGGTTGGTAGCGGTGATGGTTGGCATGGGATACCTTTCAGTTCATTGTGGGGAACATACGTTTTGCAATGTCCGTGGCAGCTGCACTCGGGGTGCTGCCTTTCACGAACCCGTCTTCACTGATCGCCTTACCGATCTTGTAGAACGCGCGGATCACGGCCGGGTGGTTGCCGAAGCCGGTCATGTTCAACACGTCCTTCAGCTCGGGCGTGCCGAACTGATCGAGCGCTTTGCGCGCGATGCCCAGGTTCTCTGCGAGCTTGTCACCGCCGATCTCTTTGTCGGTCTTGACACTCTCGGTCCAGCTCTCCACCAGCTTGGCGTGGGCCTCGACCTGGCGCTGGGCCATCTTGGCCCCGACGTCGGCGAGCTTCTGCGCAGCATCTGCGGGGAGCTTCATCTCCTTGGCGATCGCGGTGAACTCGTCGGCGGCTGCCTTGTCGAGTTCAACGCCCTCGGGCATCTTCAGGTCGTAGGACTCGGGGGCCTGGGCCTCAGGGGCTTTGGTCTCCGTGCTCTGCGCCGTCGGCTGCGCCGTCTCGGTGGCGGTCGTATCCGGTCCCCCAGCGTCTGTGGTGTTTGTGCTGGCTTCCGCTACTGTGTCAGTTGTCATTGGCCTGGAATTCTTTCAACATCTTGAAATACCCCTCGGGGGCGGCCTGCAGCATTTCGCCTGTCAGAAAAAGACCGATGTGTCTCTTGCCCTCGCTGAACGCCATCAGGCTGCCTGAGTGGTTGAACGAGGTCCGATTAACACCTGCCTCATCGAGCAGACGGGCTGCAACCCGCCGACCTTGGGGGTGGGCCATCAGCCACTTGATGTCCTCCAGTTCCTTGCGCCGTTTCTCACGCGCCTGCAGCTCTTCGCTTTGGGCATCGTGTTCTTGGCCGCGCAGGTCTGTGGGATCTCTCATGGTTGACTTGCGCGCATCGTAGGACGGCGCGTGCGTGTCACGGACACGCAAACGAAAAAGCCACCCGGAGGTGGCTTGCTTCGATCCTTACCGGCAGGGGATGGGATTACTTGCCGTAGGGCACGCCAGCTAGATCGGCGTACCACTGGCCCCACGATTTGATGTCGCAAACTCCAGCAGTGCGCTGTGCGTCGAGCCACCCCATAAGCTCCGTCATTTTGTCGAAGCTCCATGTCGGCGGGCTGGCAGCGTCCGATACGGCAAAGTCGTGCGCGTTAACGTGCGTGACACCATAGCCTTCTGTCGTGCAAGCCGTGGTCACCGCTGTTTGAGCGGCCCCCAGCGTCAAGCCTGTCGTTAGCGTGCAGCAGTTGATAAGCTGATAGACGCGCTTTTCGTCGCCGGTCGTCATCAGGGCATCGTGCATGGATAGCGGTGTTGCCACCCCTGCGCGGGCAGACAGGAAGCCAGCCGCCTTCAATTGCGCCTGTGCCGTGTTGCTGTAGAGGCTTTGCACCCACGGGTGATGATTTGGGCCGTCGCCATTGATTCCAAGGCCGCGCAGATAGGAGCGCGTGGCTACTTGGTCTGCGATGTACGCCTCGACGGTGGTGGTGTTGATCGTTTGGTTGTTGAAGCCGTGCGTGACGAACTCAAACAGGTTGCTTGGATCGGCCTGCAATTCCTGAATCTGTGCGGAGGTGAAATAGTTGGCTGTGCCGACATAGGATCTATCAATCCCGAAACTCACCGGGATCTTGTAGTAGCGGGCAAGTGGCGCGATAAATGAATACCCGCTGGCGTACCCGTCGTCAATCGACAGGATCACCGTTGGCTTTTTTTGCGCTGCAATGCCGACGAAGCCGATCCAGATTTGCGTGGCAGTGCCAACGCTTGATATGGTGAAGTTGATTCGCAGCCGCTTTTGCCCAACGAATGTGCCCGAAGCCGTCTGCGTTGCAACGGTGCCGCGTGAAATAATCCAATCACCGGCCACCCAATTGGCCTGCGGTACGTTGGCCGCGTTGCGTTGTCCGGTGAACGTGTAGAAGTTCGTGAAAGTAGCATCACCCAGCAGCACGCCGGTAACGCCATCGCAGGCTGTCATGTTGGATGACTTGACGGCAACGGCCAGTTGCTTACCATCCCACAGGTAAGGCATGTTCAGCGTTGCCAGCGTGGTGCCCACTCGGTACGTGCCGCTAGAACTCGCCGGAATATCAAGGCGCAACGTTGGCTGCCCATTAAACAGCACGGCGGTATCAACTGCGAGGGTAAGCCCGGTGCCAGCCTGATCGTTCCACGGCGTAGTGCTGGCAACGGTTATGAATTCCATCCATCGTTTGTGCTGTTGAGTCAGCGTCAAAGGCAAGGATTTCCCATCCCCTGACACCAGGGATGTGCCATCCGCACTCAGCCTGGCTAGGTTGAACGCCTTGCCGTCGCGCGCTCGGCGCACGCCTGTGGGATCGCCCGTCTCGCTGTCCTCGAGCCACTGAAATCCGTTCGATGTCTTGGTGCCCATGGCGCCCTCCTAAACTTGTGAGGGGCTCGGTGTGCCGTACCCCATGAGTCTGCCCATCACGTCCTCGACGCCGTCCGCGTTCACCTCGCCTGCGGTCTTCGCCGACTCGATGGCCTGTGGCATGGCGGCGGCCGTCTGTGCTGCCTGTGCTGCCGCGGCGCGCTCCTGGCGCAGCGCTGCGACCTGATCGTCCGGCACCACGATCTTCGGGTTGACCCCGTACATGTCGCCGTAGTCGTCGATGGCCTGGTCGAAGTCGATCTTGTCGAGCACCTCGGGCTTGAGCGCAGCGAGCTGCCCCACCGTGGCCAGCAGTCTGTCCACGCCCTGGGCCGCCACCGCGCGTTGGGCCTGAGCCAGCACGCTGATGAACTCGACCTTGAGGTCTGCACCCTGCAGCTCGGGCGGGGGCTCGGGCAGGATGTTGGCCCGGTTCGCGTAGTCGAAGGCCACGTCGATCAGCGGGGACAGCAGCTCGTTCTGCAGGCGCTCGAGCACGGGGCCCAGCATCAGCAGCTTCTCCTCGTGTCGCTCGGCCACCTCGGTGGCGGTGATGCCACTGCGGGTGTCGTTGGCCAGCATCATGAAGAGGTCGGCGTAGTAGCTCGAACGGATCCGCGAACGCACGTCCTCGATGTCGCCCAGCAGGTGCTGCAGGTTGAGGTTCACCTCGAACGCGCTCTTGATCGCGTTGCTCTGCCCCATGCTGTCGACGTACATGATCCCGCCAGGCAGGCGGTTGCGCGCCGCTTCCTTGTACTTGGTGGGCACCTGCAGGGGTGGGTTGACCTGGTAGTCGATGGCCTGCCCCTTGCGCAGTTGCTGGTGCTGCAGCTGCTTCACGTCGCCCAGGCACTCCATGCCGGGGCTGGTGCCGTAGATGTCGTTGCCCGTCACCACCCACCGCGGGCACAGCCCGGGGAAGTTGTCGAAGCCCGACTCGCTCAGGTACTTGTCGAAGTTGTCCTTGCCCGGCTCGATGTAGCAGGAGGCGAAGCGCTTGTTCTTCGAGTCCAGCTTGCCGTAGTCGCGGTCACGACGGGGCTCGATCATGTGCACCACGTCGATCCACTGGTCGACCTGGCCGCGCTGGTACAGGTTGAGCACGGTGGTGCTCACGTTCTCCTTGCCGAACTGATCGACCATCTGCCCGACCTGCATCTGGAACTCGCGGCACAGCGTGTCGACCACGCCCTTGTGGCTGGTGGCCAGTGCGTACTCGCCGATGGTCAGCGGGTAGTGATGGATCACGTTGTCGAAGTCGGGCAGCACGATGCTGGCGGCGGTGCCGAAGAGGCCGAGCTCCTCGTACATCGTGTGCAGGGAGCGGTAGGTGTTGGAGCCTGCAAAGATTGCACGCAGCAGCACGGCGGTCTGGTGCAGCCAGGACTTCACCGGCCCGGCCTCCATCAGGTCCTTGTCGGGGATCTCCAGGCGGAACCACGGCCTGGCGGGGCTGGTCATGCCCGACATCATGCCCGCAGCCAGCGTGCGCGAGCCGAACACGGCCGCGTTGTCCAGGATGCTGTTGGCGCGCTTGTCGCCCTTGTTGCGATCGGTCACGACAAAACGACCAGCGCGTGGTTGCTGGTACTCGCTGATCTCACGCCAGTGCGTGATCCAGCTCGAGCGCTCGTTCCACAGCGCGCTCTTGCGCGCCAACATGCGCTGTCGTTTGTCGAGGGGATCTTCCATCAGCCGCCCAGCAGGCTGGTCTTGCCGGTGGATGCGCTGGCGATGCCACTGGGGCCGGTGAGCAGCGAGCCCCCACCCATAGCGGCGCTCGAGCGGTTGCGCTTCATCATGTCCACGGCCTGCGCCTGGTCAGGTTGCTTGACTGCCTGGGGCGGGGGCGTGGGTGCGGGAATTTTTGGCGACGACATGCACATCGTGGTGTCCTTCAGGGATTGCCCGGGCATTGTGCGAGGCCCGGGCGTGGACACGGACACCTCAGCGCCGGGCGTAGGGGTCGTACTCCAGCGCGCTGTTGTCCTCGACCGGCAGGCCCAGCGCCCGGGCACGGGCCTCGACGCTGTGGTCTCGGTACACCTGGTGGGCAAAGGTCAGGGCCAACGCGTCACCCAGGTCGGGCGACGGCAGGCCTCGGGCCTTCATGTCGTCCTTGCTCTCGAGCTGCATCTTGTCGCTGGACGTGAACTTGTAGGTGGGTGCGGCCAGATCCTGCTTCAGGTCCACGATGTCGGGGATCGCGGCGCCCGACATGATCCACTCCTTCATGTTGTGCCACATCTCCACGCGCTTGTTGAGGTATTGCGCCTCGCTCGGCATGCCTGCGAAGTGCACCTCGATCACGTCGTGGTGCAGCTGGCGCAGCCGGTCGATCACGCCAGACCCGTTGCCCGCGTCAATGAACACCGCGTCAGGGCGCTCGCGCTCGATGGTCGCCGCCACCTTGGCCGCGAGGTCCATGTTGTCGATGCCGCGGTACACCTCGGGCTTTGAGGCATACAGCCCCTGGCGCATGAAGATCACGCTGCGATCGTCCCCAAAACGTGCGGGGTCCACGCCCAGCACCTTGGCTGCGAACGTGTAGTCCCGCGGGTTCAGGTGGCGCCCAGCGGCGGCCTGCACATCGCTCAGTGAGATCAGCTGGTTGTCGCCTGCTGCCGCGAAGTCGCACAGCATCTCGCGCTTGAACGTGTTCTCGTCCACGGATTGCCGGTAGCGCTCCACCTCGGTCGGGTTCAGCGCGTCGGTGTCATAGACCGTGTACAGCGCTGCGAACCACTGATCCAGCGTGCGGGCCTTGAAGAACAGCTCGCTGAAGAGGTTCACGCCGTGCGGTGTGCCGATCATCAGGGCCCAGCCCAAACGGTCGGCCAGGGCGGGCTGGATGACCTCGAGCCAGGTCTCTGGCTTGACGTTGGCCACCTCGTCGATCACCACGCCGTCCAGTCGCACGCCACGCATGGCGTCGGGGTTGTCGGCCCCGTAACACCGGATCACCGCGCCGTTGGTCGTGAAGCGCACCCACAGCTCGGACTCGTTGATCTCGCACAGGCCACGCATAACGAGGGGCTGCACCTTCTGCTTCAGTCGCAGCCAGGCAATGGACTTAGCCTGCTTGAGCAGTGGTGCCACGTAGAAGAACAGGCCCAAGGGCAGCGTGAAGCGCAGCGCCTTGTCGATGAGCTCGGACAGCGCCAGCTCGGTCTTGCCGGCCCGCCGGTGCAGCGCCAGCACCGTGAAGCGCTTGCGGGCCAAGTGGACCTCGCGCTGCCACTGGCGAGGCCTGTAGCCCAGGTCGATGGTCTGGGGCAGCACTAGGCGAGGTCGTCGAACGTGTCGACCGGCACACCTGTGGCGATGATGACTGTGGCCTGCTGCACCGGCCCGCCATCTGCACCGGTGAGCTCGGTGCGGTCGGCGTAGACCTTCTTGCGCCGTCCCTTGAGGAACAGCGCCAGCAGCGCGTCGCTGTGTTTGCGGATCGTGAGGGGCACGGGTTGGCCGTTGGCGTCGAGCTTGATGCGGTATTGCTCTGCGCCCGCCTCGTCCTCGTAGCGCTCGTATCGGTAGGCCAGGCGGCCCTTGTCCACCACCGGCTCTTCAAAGCCCACCACGGCCCGCCTGAAGGCCTCCTGCTCGGCTCGGTCGATGCCGTCCTCCAGCGCCTCGGCCTCGGCCTGGGCGAACTCAGGATCGTCCTGGCGTGCTCGCCACGCTGTGGTGCGATCGATGCCCACCGCCTTGCATGCGTGCTGGAACACCGGCACCTCGCGCAGGGCTGCCAGGTATGCGTCGCGCCACGGGAAGGGGTGATGGGCCATGCATGGCAATGTAGCGCGGTGCTAACCAGTGACGGACACGCGCACAACGCGAGCCACCGACTGACCACGCCGTCGGCCAGCCGCGATGTGGGCGATGCAGGACTTGCTCACGTCGAACTTCGCCGCCACCACCGCGTAGGACAGCCCCTCGTCCAGCAGCGCCTGCACCTGCCCCACCTCCGCGTCAGTCAACTTGGCCAGCGGGTGGTGCTCGCCGATGCGCCGGCCGTTTTCGTTCAATGCGATCAGTTTCTGCATGATTTGCGCGTTCCTTTCTGACCAGTCGGAGCGTGTAAAACTTTGCTCATTCGACTGCAACAACCGACACTTCAGTGCAACACTGCAACGCCCCTATAGGGCGGCGTTGCGTTGCGTTGCACTTTTTGAAGTAAGTGCAACGTGCAACACGGTGCAACGTTGCAGTCGTGTTGCAGTGTTGCACTCTGAATCCGCACAGCACTGCGCGTTCAGCAAACAAAGATGCAACCATCATCGCCAATCCCGTACGGCGAATTGTCCCCAATGCACAGTGCATCCAGCGCCCTGCGCACCCTTTGGCGTCGTGAATCCCGCTTGCCATCGGCCGGCGGATCCATCCTTTTCATGGCCTCCAGCACCACCGGCGTGACCTCGATGCCCTCGGTCTGGGCCAGCGCGAACTCCTGAATCACGGCGTTCACGATGGTCTCCACCGGGCCCAGCTTGCGCATCGAGACCCCACCCACGGCCGGCATTGGTGCGTCCACCACCACGCAGCTGGTGATGGGCTCGATGTCCTCATCCACCCCGATCTGCACCACCTCGAGCGCAAAACCCCACTCCAACCCGTCCTCCCCGTCCTTGCTTTTGGTCAACCGCAGCGCCCGCTGGTCACCCTCGCGCACCACCTCGATCTCAGCGTCGGCCGCGGCGCGCAGGCCTGACCAGCCCCTGGCCCCCTTGGTGGCGTCCTTGCCGCTGTGGTGGATCAGCAGCACCATGGCGCCTGTGGCCTCGTGGATGCGTTTGCAGTACCCCAGCGCCTTGCCCACGTCCTCGCCCGCGTTCTCGTTAGCCCCCGGGGTGGTCTGGGCGAACGTGTCCACCACGATCAGATCCGCACCCCCGCTGGCCTTGATGCCACGGGCGATGTCGACCGCGTCCTGCTTTTCGAGGAGGTTGGGCGCCGCGTTGAGCACGCTCATGGGCACACCGGTGAGATCCACCTGCCCGTGCTGCGCGTAGGCTGCCAGGCGCTTCCTGAACCCGTCAGCACCCTCGGCGGCGATGTAGGCCACCCTGCCCTGGCGCACCTTGCGACCGCGCCATGCGGTGCCCCGGGCGATCGCCATGCCCATGTCCAGCACCGCGAAGCTCTTGCCACTGCCGCTGGCACCGTACACCACGCCGAGCGCTGCCTTCGGTAAAACGCCCTTGATCATCCACGGCAGCGCCTTGGCGCTGGAGAACAGGTGCACCGGCTCGAAGTTGAACCGGGGGGCCTCGCCTGTGGGCGGCGCGTCGTCCAGCAGGGCCTCGAACTCCTCAGCGCTGGCCGGGGTGTTGGGGCTCATGCCGGCCATCTTCATCGCGGTGCGGATGGTGACGGTGCGGTCGTGGTGCTTGCCAAACGAGGTCCAGCGCTGCAGCAGCACCTCGCGCCCTGGGAACTTGTCACTCTGCTCTGACCAGTCGCACCAATAGTCGAACCCCTCGCCGCGGGTCTCGTGGTGCAGTCCCATGCCCACCGCGAGCCACTCGTCGTGGGCCATGCCAGGGTCGAGCTTGGCCAGCAGCTCCTCGAGCTGGGCCGCGGTGAGGCCCACCGGCTCGCCAGCGCTCACGCTGATCTCGCCCACAGGCCGGGCGAAGAGGCGCGTGCAGAGCTCGCGCACCGGCTCGTCCACGGCCGCCACAGTGTTGGCGTTGCCCATCATCTCGCTGGCCGGCAGCATGTTGCCCGTGAAGGTCACGAACCCCTTGGTGCTGAAGACCTCGAACCCGTACGGGTCGCCCTTGTACTTGCTGTTGCCGTACTGACCCTTGATGAAGGCGCGCACGCCGGTGCCGCTGGGGCTGTACTCGGCGTAGGTGTTGGTGACGATCGGCACCAGGTCCGGGTGCAGGTCGCCGCCGGTGATGCAGTGGTCGAAGTCCAGCGCGCAGATGTTGAACTCGGGCAGCGGGACGAACCCGACACCGTCAAAGCCCCGGCGCGCGGCCGCGGTGCGCGCGGCGTCGAACGTGGTGAGCTGCTGCCGGTCCTCTGGACGGCCCTGCACGCCGTGGCGCTTGGACCCGTTCGTGTAGTAGGGCACCTTGCGTGGCCTGTCCTCGCCCTCGTGGTACTCGAAGCGCCACACCAGCCAGGCTGGCAGGTTGCGCATCTCATCGGGCGCCACGATGCTCGAGAGGTGGGGCTTGATGGTGGTGACCGCGTTCACCTGCGGTCTCCGGTTGAAGCGTTGAACATTGGCGACTTTCAAAAGCGCCATGGGTGGAGGTTCCGGAGTCGCCAAACCAACCCGCTGTCCACGGGCCGGAACCCCCACCCATGGCGGGACAGAAACGGTTTGGCCCTAAGATTGTAGCAGTCAGTACAGCCCTATGCGCCCCATCGCACGGACAGCTTACACACGCCTGGCCCACTTCCTGAGCCACGCGCCGGTAAACTCGACCTCGCCTCGCTGGCGGGCCATCTGGGTGTACTGGCACACCCACATCGAGCGCTCGCGTCGCACGAGGACCAGGATATTGCCGCTGGGCAGCATCAGTCGCATGCCCACAGCCAGCTTCATTTGTTCGCGCTGAAGAGGGCCATCGTGCAGAAACCCGCCATGAAACCCAGCCAGAAGATCAGGAACTCAATCACCGGACACCTCACTCACGATAGGGAAATCCGAGACCACGGCACGCGAGCCCAGGCACTTGCTCGCGTACTGGCACGCCCGGCAGGCAGCACACAGGTCAGTCTTGAAGACCAGTGGCAAACGCCCCCGGCTGGCCTTGTGCATCTCGGCAGTCACCGACTCGACGCGCCCCGCCATGTCGGCACTCGCCTGGCGGTGGCCGCCCGCGAGTTGGTACAGCTGTCCGCGGGTGGTGCGGACTCTGAGCGCCAGCGTCATCTGCTCGTCGGTGGTGGCGGCGGCCATCCAGGCGCGCATGGGTGTGATGGTTTTCATGCGCCAGATTTTAGCAGACCGTACAGAATTTGCACCTTTGCGGTAAGGTCGGGTAGGCTGCGCGCCATGCGATCGGTCTACGAACAGCGCCGCGAGAACCTGCGCACGTTGATGCGCAGCTGGGGTGGACCCACCTCGCTGGCCAAGAAGCTGGGCCACTCCAACGGCAGCTACCTGGCCCAGCTCGCCGGCCCCAGGCCCACCCGCGAAGTGTCAGAGAAGGTCGCCCGCGAGATCGAGGGCAAGCTGGGCCTGCCCATGGGGTGGCTGGATAAGGAAAACCCCGGCAGTGTGCAGCCGGATGACGAGCAGCTTGCAGAGTGCGTTCGCGCCGTGGCAAGCTCGTTACGTGACAAGGGCCTACGGCCCAACCCTGAGACCTACTCTCAGCTTGTCGCACTCGTGTACGACCGCGTGCGCCTGACCGGGCGGGTCGACGAGGCCTACATACAGAAGCTGGTCGGGCTCATCATCGGAGGCAAGTAATGGACGACAACACCCTCGAGCAGCGCATCCGGTACTTGATCGAGCACGGCGGCGTGTACGACGACCCGCTCGACGACATCCGCCGCGGCATCCGCTGGGCGATCGGGATCGGGGCGGTGGCCCTGATCTGCGCACTGGCCAACCTCCTGGTCTGAAACCAATACCCGACTGATTTTGTCGGGCTTTTTTGTGCGCGGGTGTTTTAGCATGTGCTACATTATCGACATCGCAATTAATTAACCGGAGAAACAAATGGCCTACCGTCAAATGCACCTCGACAAAGGACCCAAAGGGATGGCAGCTCGCACCGCCTGCGGTCGCAACATCCTGCGCACCCCGATGTCCACCGACTGGGCCGGGTTCAAGAACGAGCCGCAGCCGTACCAGTGCATCAAGTGCCGGGCGTCCAAGCAGTTCGAGCTGAACACCCGCCGCGACGCGCAAGCCACCTGAGTCCCGTGCGACCTGCCCCCGGGCAGGTCAGACGAGATTCCCCAACCCGCAACGTAGAGAAAGAACCATGCAATGAACTTCATCCTGAACATCGGCCTCGACAACGTCCCTGCCGATCTCTCCTACACCAACGGCGTCCTGAACCCGCTCACCACACGCCGCGCCCTGCAGGCCACGCAGGCCGCCCGCAACCACGGCTTCGACATCGTCCGCGCCAAGGTGGTCCAGTCTGACACCGAGCTGACCCTGGTCATCCTCGCCGAAGACAACGGCATCGGCCAAGACAACCGCGTCGACATGCTGGCCGTGGCGCTCAAGCAAGACTGCATCGCCATCTGGTCCGTCGACCAGCAGTACGGCCAACTGATCGGCCCCAAGGCCGCCGCCTGGGGCGAGTTCAACCCCGAGTTCTTCTTCATGCTCGACGGCACCCGCCTCGCACAGCCCACGCAACTCGCAGCCTGAAAGGACAGCGCCATGCTCCACACCCCGCCCCACAAGCAGACCGATCCGCGCAAGGCCCCTGGCCAGATACCGAGCCGCAAATGAACCCCACCAGCTCCACCAAAGCCAAGGCCCGAGTGAAGTGGATGGGCACCTTTGAAGCTGTGGTCGTGAAAGCCGAGCCGGCACACGCCGGGCGCATCGAGTGGCCCACCGCGCACCACTGGTACTTCTCGGGCTACACCGCCCAGGAGGCTGCCGAAAAGTATCTGGCAGCAAAAAAGATCTCCCAAGCCCTGTAGCATCCGCTACAATGATGTTTTACAACCCCGAAAGGAATTCCCCGTGATCCAAGTCACCCTCAACTTCCCCGACCAGGCCGCCCTGGTCGCGTTCTTCACAGCCAACACCGGCGCCGTCAGTGCACCCGAGAAGGCCGCCGTGGCCGACATCAATCCGGGAAAGCCGAAGCCTGCAGCTACCCCAGCTGCGACCGCGGCGGCCCAGCCTGCGAGCGCCGCGCCTGCTGCGGAGTCCCCTTCTGACCCAAAGCCTGCTGCAGCGGGCACCCCCGCTGCGCCTGCTGCCTCGTCCGAGAAGCCCGCCGCCTCAGTCGACTACCCTACCCTGCAGAAGGCCGTGTTCTCCTTGGCTGGCAAATCCCGTGAGAAGGCCGCCGAGGTCGCCGCGTCGTTCGGCGTGAAGACCTTCAAGGACCTCGACCAGTCGAAGTGGGCCGACGCCCTGGCTGCCGTCAACGTCGCACTGGCTGGCTGATCATGGCCGGCAGTCACTCCACGTGGAGCGCCAGCAAGTTCGAGGCAGACATGGCCTGCCCGGGCAAGCATGTGCTCGAGGCTGGCATGCCCAACAGCACCAGCAAGTACGCAGCCGAGGGCACCGCGGCGCACCAGGTGCTGACCTGGGCGCTGCAGGAGAACCTGCCAGCGTCCGCGTTCATCGGCCGACTGATCGAGGCTGACGGGTTCGCGTTCGAGGTGGACGACGACATGGCCCGTCATGTCCAGGTCTGCGTTGACTACGTCGCCGACCTGCGCGGTGACGATGGCGTCGTGTTCGCCGACATCCGGGTGAACTACAGCCAGTACCTCGGCACCCCCGAGGACGAGGCCTGGGGCACCGCCGACGTGATCGTGGCCCGCGGCATCGAACTGATCGTGGTCGACTTCAAGTACGGCATGGGCGTCGAGGTCTCGGCCGAGGCCAACCCGCAGATGAGCCTGTACGCGCTCGGCGCGCTGCAGGCCTACCACGGCCTGGTGGCTGACTTCGAGCGGATCCGCATGGCGATCAGCCAGCCCCGCCTGTCGGTCAAGCCCAGCGAATACGACATGTCGGTCGAGGATCTCGAGGCCTGGGGCCGTAGCACCGCACGTAGTGCGGTCCTGACCTGCCGCAACGCCGAGCGCACCCGCCACGAGGACGACGAGACCCGCTGGCAGGAGCTGTTCCTGCGCCCGACCGAGAAGGGTTGCAAGTTCTGCAGGGCCAAGGCCACCTGCCCTGCGCTGCGCAACGAGGTGACCTACCAGGTTGCCTCAGTCACGCCGGCCACTCCCGAGGAGTTCGCCGAGCTGGTGGAGCCCGCCCTCGACAAGACATCCGCGCATCCCGACTACATCAGCGTCGCACTGTCAAAGGTCGACCTGATCGAAGATTGGTGCAAGGCCGTGCGCGCCGAGGCCGAGCGCCGCCTGCTGGCCGGTGCTCCGGTGCCAGGCTACAAGCTGGTGCAGGGCAAGCGTGGCAGCCGCGCGTGGTCTGACCCGAAGGCCGCCGAGGAGCTGCTCAAGACCTTCCGGGTGAAGATCGAAGACATGTACGACCTCAAGCTGATCAGCCCCACCAGCGCCGACAAGCTGGCCAAGGCCGAGGTGATCGGCAAACGTCAGTGGCCCAAGCTGCAGACGCTGATCACCCAACCCGATGGCAAGCCACATGTGGCCCCCGTTTCCGATTCCCGTCCCGCGCTCGACATCCGTCCGGTCGCAGAGGACTTCGCCACCGTGACGGACGATCTCGCTTAATTCTCAACCAAAGGTAAACACCATGACCGCACCTACCCCCCTGGGCCGCATTCTCCTGAAGAACGCACGCCTGTCCTTCCCCGCCCTGTTCGAGCCCACCACCGTGGCCGGCGAAGGCAAGCCCCGCTACGGCGCCGCGCTGCTGCTCGGCGCTGATCACCCCCAGCTCGCCGAGATCAACGCCAAGATCGACGCGGTGGCCAAGGACAAATGGAAGGACAAGGCAGCCACCGTACTGGCTGGCCTGCGCAAGACCGACAAGGTCGCGCTGCACGACGGCGACACGAAGCCCCAGTACGACGGGTTCCCGGGCAACTACTTCCTGAGCGCCAACAGCCAAGAGAACGCGCCCCCGACCGTCATCGACCGCGACCGCACGCCGCTGACCATGAAGAGCGGTCGCCCGTATGCCGGGTGCTACGTGAACGCCTCGCTGGAGTTCTGGGCGCAGGACAACCAGTACGGCAAGCGCGTGAACTGCACCCTGCGCGGCGTGCAGTTCTACGCCGACGGTGACTCGTTCAGCGCTGGCCGCCCGGCCGATGCTGACGAGTTCGACGAGGTCACCGAAGGCGCGAGCGCCGACGACTTATGGTAACCCAGGCGGCCCCCTCGAGGGGGCTGTTTGGTGAGGGCCCCGGTTGGTTCGCCGGGCTGCCTGTGAAGTCAGGCCCCTCACCAAACATCGGGAGCAGCAACTCCTAGCCGGGACTCACCCACCCTGCGCATCGCTGAGGAATATGTCGCGCCCCCGCCCGGTACTGCTATCCGGGGCGCGACTGAGCAGACCGTGCTGCTGGAAACTGAAAGCGGTCATTCCTCGGAACGGGCGACCTTTTTGAAAGATGGATGATGACCACCCTCTGGTTTGACTGCGAGACCTACAGCGAGTGCGACCTCAAAGCGCACGGCACGCACCGCTACGCCGAGCACCCCAGCACCGAGATCACCGTGGCCCAGTGGGCGATCGACGACGGTGAACCGCAAGTGTGGGACTGCACTGCAGGCGAGCGCCCAGACCTTACGGCCGACCTGTTCGCGGCGTTACAGTTCGACCCCACCGTCCTGATCGCCGCCCACAACAGTGCCTTCGACCGCACGTTGCTGCGCCACTGCTGGGGCATCGACGTGCCCGTGGAGCGTTGGCAGGACACGATGATCCAGGCGATGGCGCACGGCCTGCCAGGCGGTCTGGATAAGATCGGCCAGATCGTAGGACTGGAGGCCGACCAGGCGAAGGACAAGCGCGGGCGCGAGCTGATCCAGTTGTTCTGTAAACCCCGGCCCAAGGGCCACGCACTGCGAAGGGCTACCCGTGAATCACACCCCAAAGAGTGGTCCGAGTTTCTCGAGTATTCCAGACAAGACATCGTCGCCATGCGGGCCATCGGCCAACGCCTGCCGAGCTGGAACTACCGCACTGGTCATCCTGAGCTGGCGCTCTGGCACCTTGACCAGCGCATCAACGATCGGGGGGTCGCCGTTGATATTGACCTGGCGCGGGCAGCGATTGATGCGGTGGCGCGTGAGCAAAAGCGACTGAAGGCCGAGGTCACCGACCAGACCGACGGCCTGGTAACCAACGCCAGCCAGCGCGACAACCTGTTGGCGTTCATCCTGGCCGAGTACGGTGTCGACCTGCCCGACATGAAGGCCGACACGCTGCGCCGCCGGCTCGAGGACCCCGAGCTGCCCGAGGGCGTGAAGCTGCTGCTGTCGATCCGACTGGAGGCCACCAAGACCAGCACCGCCAAGTACAAGGCCCTGGTCAATGCGACCAGCGCCGACGGCCGCCTGCGCAACACCCTGCAGTTCGCCGGCGCGCAGCGCACGGCGCGGTGGGCCGGTCGGATCTTCCAGCCTCAGAACCTGCCCAGGCCTGAGCCCGGCTTCGACGAGGCCGCGCAGGACCTGGTGGTCGAGGCGCTCAAGACCGGCTGCGCCGACCTGGTCTACACCAACGTGATGCAGCAGACGGCCAACGCGATCCGCGGCTGCATCGCGGCCCCGCCCGGCAAGAAGCTGGTGGTGGCCGACCTCTCCAACATCGAAGGCCGGGGGCTGGCCTTCCTGGCCGGTGAGCGATGGAAGCTCAAGGCCTTCGCCGACTTCGACGCTGGCACCGGCGAGGACCTTTACAAGGTCGCCTACGGCCGGTCGTTCAACATCGACCCCAAGGAGGCGGTCGGGCAGAAGCGCCAGATCGGCAAGGTGATGGAGCTCGGTCTCGGGTACGAGGGCGGCGTCGCGGCGTTCCTGACCTTCGCCGCGGTCTACAACATGGACCTGCAGGAGCTGGCGAAGGCGGTGTGGGACACGGCCTCACGCGAAGCGCTCGAGGATGCCCTTGGCGTGTGGAAGTGGGCGACTGGCAAGAAGCGCACGCTCGGCCTGCCGCAGGATGTGTACGTCGCCTGCGAGGTGCTCAAGCGCGCCTGGCGCGACGCGCACCCACACACCACCGCGCTGTGGCACGCAGCGGGTGAGAGCGTGCGCGCTGCGATCGCGCACCCGGGTGAGACCTTCGCCATCGGCGAGCACCTCAAGGCCCGCCGCGATGGTGCGTGGCTGCGCATCCGCCTGCCCTCTGGGCGATACCTCTGCTACATCAACCCGAAGGTCGACGACAACGGGCAGATTTCGTATTTCGGAGTCAACCAGTACACAAGGCAATGGGGCGCCATCAAAACCTACGGCGGCAAGATCATCGAGAACTGCACCCAGGCCTTCGCGCGCGACGTGATGGCCAGCAGCATGCCGCTGATCGAGGCCTGCGGTTACGAGATCGTGCTCTCCGTGCACGACGAGCTGATCACCGAGACACCAGACGACCCGCGCCAGTTCGACTGCAAAGGCCTGGCGAAGATGATGGCGCACCCACCAGTGTGGGCGAAGGGCATCCCGCTGGCCGCCGCTGGGTTCGAGTGCACGCGGTATCGGAAAGGTTGAGCGTTTCTCTTGGGATTTAGCAGGTGCTACAATTCACAGATCAACAACCACCTGGAGCAAGCAGTATGCACCTCATCCCCGCCTACGGTCGCGACTACACGTCGAAGGCCGCCGTGATCTCCGACCTAAAAGCCAACAAGGACTTCATCTGGTCCGACGGCCCGGGCCGCCCGCTGCCGATCAACCTACCCCAGATCCCGGCGCACTCGTTCCCGCTGCAGGTCCGCTTCCGCAACCTGCGCACGGTGGCCGTTGTCCAGCGCGCCGAGGTGGGCCTGTGACCACCTGGCCCTTCCCCACCCAGCTGCCGCCCCGGCAGCCGGCCCAGCCCATCCCCTTCAACCCTGACAACTTCGACGAGGCCCCGCTATGAAACCCCTTTTCCTCGACTGCCCCCCGCGCTACACGCGCACCCAGCGCCAGACAGCCAACGACGTCGACTATGCGTGCGCCCTCGAGCACACCGAACGTCCGATGGACTGGCAAGACAAGCTCGTGCTCGGCGCGTGCATCATCGCCGTGGCCGCGCTGGCCGGGATCTTGGTGCTGGTGTGAAGTGTCCGGTCTGCAACAAGCCGGCCGACGTACTCGAGACCCGTCGCACAACGGCTGGCGTGCGCCGCCGCTACGAGTGCTTCAACCACCACCGCTTCAGTACGTTGGAGCGGATCCACGAATTCAAGAAAGGCACACCGTGCGTGAGTCAACAATCGAAAAGCACCTCGTCAAGCGCGTGAAGGCGCTGGGCGGCGAGGTGCGCAAGGTCCAGTGGATCGGCCGGCGCGGTGCGCCGGATCGGCTGGTGATGCTGCCGGTGTTCGGCCCGGCTACGCGCCTTGACCAGCCGCCGCGCGTTGTGCGCAGTGGGCGCACCATCTGGGTCGAGCTCAAGGCCACCGGCGTGGCGCCCGAGGACTACCAGCTGCGGGAGCACAAGCGCATGCGCAAGATGGGCCAGCGCGTCGTCGTGATCGACTCGATCGAGGGTGTCGAGGAGCTGCTGTCGTGAAGTACTGGCCCGGCACCACCCTCCCCCGCTCGACGGGCAACGCCTTCGACTGGCGGCGCACCGCCGGCGAGCTGGCTGCCTACATTCTCAACATCCAGGCCAAGAAGGACGCCGGCCTGTTGGGCGCGAAGGCGCAGCAGGCGAAGAGATGAAGGACTACGTCCCGCGCGCCTTCGCCCCGCTGGCGATGGAGCACTTCATAAACCAGCCCCGCTGCGCCCTGTGGGCAAAGCCTGGCATGGGCAAGAGCGTGCTAACCCTCACCCACCTGGAGATCCTCCACCGGGTGTGGGGTGAGAGTGCGCCGACCCTCGTGCTGGCGCCGCTGCGCGTGGCGCGCGACACTTGGGCCACAGAGGCCGCGAAGTGGCAACACCTGCGGGGCCTCGAGGTGGTGCCGGTGGTGGGCACGCTCGAGCAGCGCAAGGCCGCGCTGCGCAAGAGCGCGCCGATCTTCGTGACGAACTACGATCAGCTGCCCTGGATCGTGGACTTCTACGGTGACCGCTGGCCCTTCGCCACCGTGGTGGCCGACGAGGCGGTGCGCCTCAAGGGTTTCAGGATTCGCCAGGGCACCGCCCGGGCGCAGGCCCTGGGCACGGTCGCACACACCAAGGTCAAGCGGTTCATCCAGCTCACCGGCACCCCAGCCAGCAACGGGTTGAAGGACCTGTGGGGTGCCATGTGGTTCCTTGACGCAGGCCAGCGCCTGGGGCGCACCTACAGTGCTTTCGAGGAGCGCTGGTTCGCCTACAAGCGGGTGATCGACGCGATCAGCAAGAAGCCCGGCATCGTGCCGGTGATCCTGCCCAACGCGCACGAGGAGATCCACGCACGACTGGCTGACATCTGCCTGACGCTGGACCCGAAGGACTGGTTCGATTTGCGCGAGCCGATCGTCAACGTGATTGAGGTCGACCTACCGGCCAGCGCCAAGGTCAAGTACCGCGAGCTCGAGCGCGAGCTGTTCACGATGCTGGGCGAGACCGAGGTCGAGGTGTTCAACGCCGCGGCACTCAGCAACAAGTGCCTGCAGCTGGCCAACGGGGCCGCGTACCTGGACCCCGAGCGCTACGGCCCGGGCAAGTGGATCGAGTTCCACCGCGAGAAGCTCGACGCGCTGGGCGAGCTGATGGAGGAGACCGGCGACGACCCGCTGCTGGTGACCTACGAGTTCAAGTCAGACCGCGAGCGCATCCTGCGCGAGTGGCCCGACGCACTGGACCTGGCGCGCGAGGACCACCTCGCCCAGGCCAAGGCCGGCAAGGGCAAGCTGTGGATCGGCCACCCGGCCAGCATCGGCGAGGGCATCGACGGGCTGCAGGAGCACTGCAACACGGTGGTGTTCTTTGGCCAGACCTGGCGCCTGGATCTGCACGACCAGATCATCGAGCGCGTGGGCCCCATGCGCCAGCTCCAGGCCGGCACCGGCAAGAACGTGTTCGTGCACTACCTGGTGGCCAGGGGCACGGTCGACGAGGTGGTGCTGGCCCGACGGGACGGCAAGCGCAGCGTGCAGGACGCGCTGCTTGAATACATGAAAAGGAAACAGTGATGCACTCCCAAAATACCCCCCTGAAATACAGCCCGATTACAGGCAGCTTGCTGACCATGTCGGTAACGCTCACAGGTGCTGACTGCAGGGAGCGCTACCCCCACCGTCTGTGGGCCTTCAACCCCTGGACGGGCACGCGCAGGCTGGACTCCGATATCAAGTCCGATCCGACCGGCCTGTTGATCCTACCCCCCGGGGAGGAACTGCTTGCCGCAGCGACGCCGCGGCCAAAACCACTGCGTGACATTCTGGAGATGCCCAAGATGCCGGATACCTTCCAGGGGTTGGCGTCCAGGTTCCAGGCTGCAGGTGCGCTCCACCCCGCACTAGCAGAGAAGGCCTTCACGCCGGCCAGCGCCCTTGGCAAACAGGAGGGCGGCGACCACTACAAGAAGATGAAGATCCAGCCGATCGAGTACATCCATGCGAACGGCATCCCGTTCGCCGAGGGGTGCGCGATCAAGTACCTGACTCGCTGGCGCGACAAGGGTGGGGTCGAGGACCTGAAGAAGGCCCGCCACTTCATCGACCTGCTGATCGAGCTGGAGACCAGGAAATGAGCGACAACCTCGACATCGCCAGCGAGCGCGAGGAGCTCGCCCGCACGTTCGCCCAGGCCGTGCGCAAGCCGGTGGGGCCTGTTGCCACCGGCCGGTGCCTCTACTGCGACGAGATCGTGGGCGACGAGCAGCGCTGGTGCGACGTCGAGTGCGCGAAGGACTGGGAAAAGTTGCAGGCGAGGCGGTCGTAGTGCATCCTGCACTTGCACGTAGCACCTGCAACGAGCCGTTGATGCAGGATGCAAGGCCTAAGTTAGTGACCGCTTTAGCATTTTGCTTGGTCACAATATACATTATACGAGTTAGAACACCTGTTTAAGCTGTAGCACACGCTAAGATTTCCTGTACACTCTGCTTTCCGAACCACCCCTGAAAGACCCCCATGCTTCCCATCGCCCTCTACATCGCCGCCATCACTGGCGCCAACCTGTCGGTCGCCGCTTTCGGCCCGTGGGTGTCCCCGATCAACGCGTTCCTGCTGATCGGCCTGGACCTCTCATTGCGCGACCACCTGCACGAGAAGTGGCGCGGCCCGCAGTTGGTGCCGCGGATGCTGGCGCTGATCGCTGCAGCTGGCGCGATCTCCTACCTGCTGAACCCGGCCGCCGGCAAGATCGCGCTGGCCTCGATGGTCGCCTTCACGATGGCCGCAGTGGTCGACGCCACGGTCTACCAGGCTCTGATCAAGCGCGGCTACCTGACCCGGTCCAACGGCAGCAACGCCGCAGGCGCGCTGGCCGACAGCCTGATCTTCCCGACCATCGCGTTCGGCGGGTTCCTGCCGCACATCGTGGCGCTGCAGTTCGTGGCCAAGGTCGCGGGCGGCGCGGTCTGGGCGCTGGTCATCCGCCGCTGGGCGCGATGATCCACTACCACGGCACCCCCATCAGTGGCCCCAGACAAGACGTTGCGAGGTTCCTGATGGGCAGGCACGCACTAGTCCCGTT